AACATCTGTCTTGCTTGTTGTGCTCTAGTTATTGCCATTATTCGTCTGATCCTGCTCCTAATGGTGGCATGTCTGCCACTTTAATTTTTACAGATCTTGTTACATCTTCGTATACAGTATCTGTATTTGGATCTGCAATATCATCCTCTGCCTCTTTGTCAGAGTTATATTCATGACCCGTCTTTTTATTTCTTAATACTACTTCAGTTTCACACTCAACAACTGGTACTTTTTTACCGTTAATTATTTCATATCTAACTGATGGTGGTTCTGTAAATGCCATATTACTCCCTAGTTATTTGTAACACAGAAAATACAATATGTAACCTATTTCCTGATGCTGCTGTTGCTTTTATAACTTCTCCCTCAGTAATAACAAGAGGGTGTGTTAACAATTCTACTGTAGCGTTGGCTGAAATAGCCTTAGTTTTAAACAAACTAAATACATTAGATGATGCATCTGTCAGTGTTAAAGTTATACTATCAGCGTTACCTGAGTCCTCAGACACTAATATAGACTTAATTATACTAGTAGTTGCAGTTGTGGATGTACCAGCTGCTGGACTTGTATAGACAACAGTTTCTGCCGTGCTTGTTAAATCTACCTTTGAATTTGTATATATATTAGCCACTTAAAAACCAAGAGAATCTCTCTTGCTCCTGTTTTAATTCATCTAAAAATGTTGAATTTAATTGATCTCTCATAATAGCTAAAGATCTATTTATTTGTTTTTGGTTAGAAAAATCATATTCTGGTTTTGGTTCTGGTATTCTTATATTAATCTTAGCCATTATCTTCTTCCATCCGGTTGCACATCTAGTCTTAAAGTTCCAAATCTCCAAGATTCACTAGCTGCATCATTTTCTATTTTTACACTAACAAATCTACCTCTAGCTCTGGTGTCTTTTTTATCTGTGCTTGATGTTATAGTAAAAGGACTTAGTGCTGTTTGAGTAGAAGTTTGCTGTGGGTATCTTTTTACATCTAAACTAACTTTTGCATTACCTTGTAATGTTTTAAAATCTGGTACAAATCTTCTCATAGCTAAAAATATTTCCCCCGCAACTTTTGGTCCAGATGCTCTACCTCTTGCATCTCTTTGTCTTTGCTCTAAGTCTATATCAAAAGATTCTATAAATGATGTAACAGTAGTTGTTGTACCGTTAGGGTTGACTTGATCGGTTCCCACCTCATGTTCAAAATATGTTGTTTGACCTAAACTATCTTGACCAACAATAACTGGAAAAGTGCCATCTGCTGTTGAGTCATATTTAGTTGCAAAAGGATTTGGATAAACGTTTGAGTCAATCCAACTTGTTCTAGCTTCTGTTCCTGTATACCAAACACCACCCGGAATACCTGTAGATTCACCATAATTAAATATTACATATTTATCATTATACTCAGAACTAGATGATGGGTAATACCAAGTTATTTCTGTATATAAATTATTTAATCCAGCTGCAACTTGTTGACCTTTTGTTGTATCAAAGTCATCAAAAACAAAATCCTCTACAGTGCATGGTATGGTTTTAACTGTACCATCATACAAAAAGAAACCTTTTGGACTTAACCAAAATGCAGCTCCATCTATTTCAACAACTGCGTTTTGACCTATCAATCCACAGTTAGTACCTACTTGTTCTAATTGGAAAGTAAATGGTGCACCAATAAATTTCATAGTATACAAAGCATTATCCGTCCAAACTAGAATTACTTCTTTAGCTTTTAATGCTCCAATAATTTTTGTACCATCTTGTAATCTTAAAGTTCCAGCAGTGTTTGTTGCTGATGGAGTGTATGTGTTTATATCCTCTTGATCCGAAAATCTTATAAACATATCATCTTGTGTTGTATTATCCCCGATCGTTGTTTCTGTTCCAAAATGTAGTAAGTGTCTAGTTGTTGGTGATATCAAACTGACTCTTGTTGCAGTTGGATTACTTCCTGTTGCAAATCCAGATGTTGTTGTAGATGCTCTTGTTTCTAATGGTGTTGAAGCTCCAGCATTCCAAGTAAATGTTTTACCGTTTAATACAGTTGCAACTAATACTTGACCAAAATTATCTAATGACCATAAACCTGGTTCTAGTGTTACGTCAGTTGCAGCTGCTGCCTCACCCCAGTTACCACTACCCCAACCAGCAATACCCCAACCATAACCATATGATTGTGCTCTAGGTCCCACAGGCTCGTAAGGTTTAATACTTAAACTACCGCCCGTTGATACTGTACCACTAGCATTTGACGATTGTGTTATTGTAAAAGTGCTTGTTGTTGGAACTGTTATTACTTGAAAATTTTTATCTTCGAAATCAGATGCACTAAATCCAGTCCCACTTGGTAATGTAACACTATCGAGTTGTACTATATCTCCAACAGAAAGCCCGTGTCCAGATTTTGTAATTGTACATGTTGGTGATGCATTTGTAGTTGCAATGGTTGCAGATGTTAAAGTAGTTTTTAATGGTGTAATATCATACAATTGACCTTCAAAGTACAATAATAAAAATTTATCTGTTCCAATAGCCACATACCTATTACCAGCAATGTCAACAAAAGCATGTTGTGCTCTTGCTACACCTACTATTGTATCTGTTACAAGAGATGACCAGCCACCTACTTTTTCAGGTAGTCCATATCTAAATCTTACATTATCTGAATTAATCCAACGATTCTCTGCACCTGCTTCGGTATTTTGTTTATCTATACCCGGTTTAAATCTGTACTCAATTAGAGCCATGGTCCGTGCTCCTATATCTTAGTTTTATAAGCCCAGCCTCTTGTTGCATTCACAAATACTAAAGTAAAAGCCGATGCACTTGTGTTTACCACTAGGTTAGAAGCAGCACCTAAAATATTAGAACCGTTTCTGGCTATAGTTAAATTGTTTGATGCAAAGTTATTACCACTATCTATAAAATGAACCTCTGAACCTACAGATGGTGAAGCAGGTAAAGTTATAGTAATAGCTGATCCAATACCACTTCCAGATGTATCAATTAATAATTGATCACCGTCCACGGCAGTATACGCTGTTGTTGGTGTGTAATATCCTTTTTGTCTTATTCCTAAATTAATATTTGTACCATCTGAGTATACTAAACATTTTGATCCAACAGGTAATGCAATACCTGTTCCAGATACTGTTTTAATTGTTAGTGTATAATTACTTGTAGATCTAGTTGTAGCATCCTCTACAATAAATACTCTTTCTGCAGAGTCAGGCATTGTAACTGTTCTGTTTGCAGCTAAAGTTCCTGTAAATTTAAAATATAAATTTTTACCGTTTGATACAGCATGATTGGATAATGCTAATGCTACATCGCTAGATGCAACATCTACAGCAATATAACCGCTAGCTGCTTGTTCTAATATCTGTAAATTTGTGTTAGTGATTGTACCCCAGGTACCAGACTTTTCACCTGTTGTAATTAATTCTAGTTTTAAATCACTTGATGTACTTGACGCCATATTTCTCCTACGGATTTAATGGGTCAATTTCAACCCATGTTTGTGATACCCCTGGAGGTATCGGGTTCCATGATATCACATCTACCGTACCTGTTGCAAGGTTTATTCTGTTGCCTGTTACAGCTACTTGTTGATCTACTCTTGTAGTAACATTACCAATTGTTGCATTTATTCTGTTGCCTGAAAGAGTAACAACTACTTTACCTACTATACTTGGAGAACCTGTACTTAAATTAACTCTACTACCACTAACTGCAGCTCTGATACTTTGTCCTGCTGTTGCTCCAAAAGGTGCTGCTGCAAACGACGATCCTCCAAAATACATTTATTACCTCGCTGTTGGAAAGCTTGTAGCATCCCAAGTCATTGAAACTCCTGGCACTACACCATCCCATTTTCTAATTAAAACATCTGAAGTAGATAAATTTGTTCTACTTCCTGTAGGTAACACAGTTGCATCTGCAGTTATTGTTACTGTTCCAGAAGATAGATTTGCTCTATTTCCTGTTACAGATACAGTTGCATTTGCAGCTACATCAGCATTACCAATTGTTAAATTTATTCTACTACCAGTTACAGAGAAATTTGCATCTGCTGATATTGTAACAGTTCCAGTATTTATATTAGCTTGAGAACCAGTAGGTTCAATAGTAGCTTTTCCAACTATTGTTGGACTACCACTATTTGCATTTATTCTACTTCCAGATACTGGATATTTAAAAGCAAAAGTTGGAGTTCCTGTATTTAAATTTACTCTACTTCCCGTGATCGCAGTTACAGCTTTTCCAACTATTGTTGGGTCTCCAGTAGTAATATTTACTCTAGATCCGTCAGGTGTAACTGTAACACCTACACCCTCTATTACAGATGTATTACCTATTGAAAAGTTTAGTTGACTACCAGTTACTGCAAAATTAGCTTTACCAACTAATGTGACTGATCCAGTAGATTCGTTTATTCTAGAACCAGTAACATTAACAAAAGCGTTAGGGTTAAAACCGGGATCTCCAAAAGGAGACGCTGCAAAGGGTGTTCCTCCAAAATACATATAATATAATCCTTAAAAGGAGACAGGGGGTATGTGGTGGTGCCCTGCCTCCATCTAAGAATTATATCATCGTTTAAACCAGGAAGGAAGACCTAAATGTGGACGCTTGTCAAACATATTATCTTTTGCTCCTGGAGTCTTACGATTGTTATAATGCAGAAAAACTTGTACGCATTCTTTACCTTTGAATTTTTCTCTCCAATGTTCTAGCTCACAACCAGAATAAACCAGCATATCTCCTGGTTTTAAATCTACTCTAACACCTTTAGTGTTATCAGATACATATCCAACACCTGATTTTACACCACCTTTTGACGAATCTGGCTCTAAATATATTGGCCAATCATCGCCACCTAAATTCATGGTCGTAGATATTTCACAACTAAAT